GGAAGGAACGCCGCCGACTCCAACACGATCACCAGATGCATCCATCGCATTAATCCTTATTATCCGAAACGAACTGGCCCACAACTAGAGCAACTAACGCAATTATCCTAAAGGATAGAGTTGCGTTTCGTTGCTATTAGATGTTAGTCCTCCCTAACTTTGTTCTGTAACTGGTTGTAACGTTTGATTGCTCGAGCGACTCCGAGTTCATCGTTGGAGTGAGTAGCTTCGATGAGTCGTGTGAGCCAGAGGTTCATTTCTTTGGTTGTTTGGCTTTCCGTTTCCATGCCGATTTGGTCATCTTCTTTCATCTTTCTCTCCTATGTCTTTTCCCGCATCAGGAACGGGACAAACGGACAATATATAAATATATTGTCCTGTCCTGTCCCGCTCATTCTGCATTGCCAAAAGGACATTTGTCCCATTTGTCCCTGTCCTGTCCCGTTGTCCCAGTTAATTTTTTAACACTCAAGTGTCTCCCCCTTTCCTGGTCAAAATCCGTCCGGGACAGGACAATTGTCCCGTTGTCCCGTTGTCTCAGTGCTGTCCCATCCCGATTGAGATCATCATTGAGCTGGCCGTGACGGGGTCAACGACTAGCCAACCGTGGTCTAAAGGGGCGATCACTTCGGCAAGAAGTAGGTTGTTGATGAGTCTTCCTTTCTTCCCAGGCTGGGCGTAGGTGTTGGCTGTGGCTTGGCTCAGGCCGTCTTTCATGAGGTGATCAATGAGGGCACTGCGGGATAAGTAGGGCTGTCCGTTCCTTGTCTCGTGTCCTGCTGCGTTCCAAGAAGATATAAACTTTTTAATATCTCGTGAGTAATCGGATTCTTTTCTCTTTTCTTCGACCTGATAATCTTCTGTGACGGCAAAGACGGCACCTGTAATTTCTTCCCCGTCTTCGTCTTTCCATCCCAATCTAACTGGTTTAAGGGATCCATATATTGGATCGGGTTCTTTATCATCCTTCACTTTCTTTGCTTCAATCTTAATTGCTTTGTCTGTTGTGCGTGAAACGTATATTGAGAAATCAAGCCCGCCTCGCCATGCGCTTGATCCTCGCTCACGCCCTTGGGCGGTCTCGCTCACGCCAGTGTGGTGAATAAATACGGTGGTGGCACCTAAGGCTGATGAGGCAGTGCTGCACGAATTGACCATTGCCCGGACGTCTTTTGCAGCGTTTTCATCACCGCTCATGTGATTGTTCACAGTGTCAACGATCAAGAGACTAATGGGCTCTTGCGTGATTGATCTGACCACCTTTATGACCTCGGCAGCAGAGCTTGGAGCATCAAGATCAATTGCTTTGTTGCTAATGAAAAGGTTGTCGAGCTGCCTTGTTTGGTGTTCAATTGCCCAAGAAGCGATCCGCTTTCGAATGCCGTAATTGCCTTCGCCAGCCAGATAGACAACAACCCCAGGCTTTGTCTTGATGCCTTGCCACGGGATCCCAGATGCAATGGAACAGGCCATGTCTAGTGCAATGAAGCTTTTACCGGCTCCTGAAGGCCCAAAGATCATTGCAACGCAATGTGCAGCCAACCATTCCTTGATGATCCACTTGGTCGGTGATGGCTCATCAATGAATGAGCTTGCACGAGTTAGAAAATAGTCGCTAGGTTGAGCTGCCAGGTTCTCTAATAGCTCGTCAGCGGCTTCAGCCCCAAGAGCTGTTGAACTGGCAATGTCGCTGTTGGGCTCGTAACGCGAGACAGAATGAGCAATCTGCCTGATCTCAGAGCTTGGTAGTGGGATCTCACAGCGTGTTTCATTCGCTACGCTCAAAGCGGCCAAGATCTCAGCCTCGCTCATACCGTATGAACGCATTGCCCCGGCAAGACTCGTTAATCCGCTGTTGCGATTTCCTTTGATGATCGATGACTCTGGCGTGATCGACCTCTCCTTCGGAGCTGGCAGCATTGATGCAAGCCATGCAGGAGGAATTGACACCGGGCCAACTCCATCAAACGGGTCACTCGAGGCTTCCCATTGATACGACTTGCCCTCAATCTCAGACGGATAGGCGACAAAGTAACGACCATTTGACAACAGATCAACACCATCCAAAAGCTTGCAAGACTTGATGCCCTCTTGATATGCCGCTAGATAGTGAAATCCGCCGCCTGCCGTGAGAGCTGTAATCCCGTCTGGAAGCTGTCCGTTCTTGGCCGTCCACTCGTCCCAGCTATCCTGCCCTCCATTGCGAGGATCAATGTCGTAAACAACAATCCCAGAGGCCTTGCCTGCCGCGATCCCAATGTTCAACCTAGGATTAGATGTAAACCAAGCCTTTATCTTGTCCGGATCATTCGTCGCATCATGCACCCCATGTTCAGTCGCTGGAATCTTCCCATTCGGGACAACCGGCAAGACCTTCCAACCCCAAGACGCATAAGTTAGCGCGACCTCAAGCTTTGTTCTTTGCGTCATTTCGTGCCCTCAGTGCGCCATTAGTCTTCACCTCTAATTCGTACTGCCGAGCCATTGGCGGCTCATCTTTCCACCCATAAATAACTTGGGGCCAGACCCCTAGCATCTCTGCCAGTTGCCTGCGCCCCCCAAAGTAATCTATTGCCTCTTGCGTTGTCATCTTCCGCCCTTTCTTTCATGTTGGCATGAAAGAATAACATGAAACGGCAACGACGCAACCAAGACAACACTGATTTAGGACACCATGGGTTGTGTTTGGCGGATCAAATAATCGGACAAGATCGTGATAGTGCGCAATGAGGGATTCTCGCTTTTTCCTTTTTTGATTTGATGTAGCGTGTTGGCGTGTAGACCAGTGGCCGCCGAGACTGTTGTGATCCGTCGATCTTGCAATGCCGCTCGGATTTGTTCTAGTGTAAGCAGGTGGTGTGACATGTTGCTCCTCTTTGTTGTTGAGTTGACATTGTGCGGTTGATTGCGTTACATTGTCAACTCGTTGCGAACGGACTGTCCGAAGGCAACAGAAACGGAAAAGACAATGCAACTGCTATCAGAAAATAACTTTCACGAAGTCTGGGCGTGCGCTATTGGCGACTACGTTGTGCTGTGGTCGTCTGACTATCCGAGCAAGAGAAATTTCATTTGCACATGTGAGGATTTGGCCGAAGCTCGCGAGATGGCCGATCTTTATATCCACTGCAAAGACTCGGGTATTGACTGGGACACATCAAACAGTTAATATCCACACATCGAACGAACGGAATAGGCCGACGGTTCGATCTAACCAAGGAACTCATCATGAAAAACAACGACCTGAACCTGACCCAAGCCGACCAACTGGGTCAATTGCTGGCTGAGATTGATGTGCTTGAAAAGCAAGCCGATGCAATCAAGAAAGCCATGCGCGAAGCTGGCGGAGTGCATGAGGGTGTGCTGTTCCGCAGCACTGTTGTTGAGTCGAATCGATCTGTGACGGATTGGAAAGCACTCTGCGCCGATCTGGGTATCACTGCTGACGTGGTGGCCCGTCACACAAAGACCACGGCGGTCTATTCCGTCAAGACCACTTCTAAATGATTACGGGGGGAGACATGATCGACATCCCTCCCCCGAACTGGCCTTTCCCCACGTACAAGGGAAGGCCACTTCCTAAGCCCCCGAAAACCCCGTTCCGTCAGGAACCTTTACCACCTGCGCCACCTGCGCCTTTCTAAGGAAACACTATGGCAATCAATCTTAAAAGCACCAAAAATTTTAGCGAAAGCGGAGTGAAGATTTTGTGCTACGGACAAAGTGGCGCGGGTAAAACTTCGCTGATACCAACGCTCCCAAGTCCGGTTGTGCTATCTGCCGAGGGTGGCCTTCTCTCAATCGCCGGGGCCGATGTGCCCTACATAGAAATAAGCGACATGGCGAGCCTGCGCGAGGCCTGGTCATGGCTGGCGGAGTCTGACGAAGCCAAGGCTTTTCAATCGGTCGCGCTGGACTCAATATCAGAGATTGCCGAGGTCGTTCTTAACACTGAGAAGAAGAACACAAAAGACCCGAGGCAAGCCTACGGCGCGATGCAGGAACAGATGGCCGACATCATAAGAGCCTTCCGGGATCTGCCTGGGCGACACGTCTACATGTCTGCCAAGCTGGAGAAAACGCAGGATGAAATGGCTCGAATACTGTATTCCCCCTCGATGCCGGGCAACAAAACGGGCCAACAATTGCCGTACTTTTTCGATGAAGTGTTGGCACTTCGAGTCGAAAGGGATGCCGACGGTAACACCCAACGGGCGTTGATGTGTGATGGCGATGGTATATGGCTGGCAAAAGATCGATCTGGACGGCTTGAAATGTGGGAGGCTCCTGACCTTGGGGCAATCATCCGAAAAATTGAAGGCGGAGGGGGAGATGAACAATCACGAACTTCTTGATCTGTGGCGGGCGACGCTGGACCGACATTACGAGCCGCTTGATTATGTGGCAGTGCTGTTTGGAGCCGGTGTCGTCAGAACGACTCAGGAGCACTGCGCCCGGGTCTGTGACGCATGGCAGGGAGACGGTCAACACGTGGCCCGTCAATTGGCGACACGGATACGACAGATGACAAACGAAAGGGATGCGTATGAATGAGCTGGAAAAGCTAGCAGAGCAGTGGGAACAGATAAAAGCCGCCGAGGCTCAAGTGATTGCTCGCCGCCGTGCGATTGAGGACCAGATAACGCAGATTCTGGCTCTACAGAAAGACATGGATGGAGCCAAAACCGAGAACGTTGGGCACTACAAGATAAAAGTTACAGGCAGGCTTGACCGAAAGGTGAATGCCGATAAACTACAAGAACTCGCTCAAGAAGCCGGTTTGACCGAACACTTGAGCAGCTTGTTCAGATGGAAGCCAGAGATCAACGTCGTTGCGTGGAAGGCCGCGCACGAATCAATCACAGGCCCACTTTTGGACGCTATTACGACAACGGCTGCAAGGCCGTCCTACTCCATAACCAGAAAGGATGACTAATCATGGGGTTCCTATCTCAATCATTTGATCTCAACGACCTTCCGCAATCTCAAGGCTACGGCGTTCTTCCAGCCGGTTGGTACTCGGCCACTATTTCAAAAGCTGACGTAAAGCCCACCAAAGCCGGAACCGGCGAGTACATCAATATTTGCTACTCAATCACCGGCCCGACCCACCAAGGACGCACGGTCTGGGGCAACATCAACATTCGCAACCCAAACCCGAAGGCTGAGGAGATTGGTCGGCAGCAGTTGGGCGAACTCATGCGAGCCATTGGTGTCGGCAAAGTTTCCAACACCGATCAACTGATTGGCAAGGATCTGATGATCAAGCTCACCGTCCGCGACGATGACAAGTCTATGGAACAGAACGAAGTGCGCGGATTCAAGGCGGTACAAGGCGGCCAGGTGCCGAGCCTATCCGGTGTCGGTGTTCCGATGCCTGCTCTAGCTGTTCAACCCGACCCAGCCCCAAAGGCTGCCCCTCCTTGGGCGAAGAAGTAAAGAAAAAGCCCTCAATGCTTGTGGCAAAGAGGGCTTCAATTTCCGAAACAACGGAAGGAGACAAGTGATATGGCTGAGATTCTACTACCAGATCGCATCGTTGAAGCAATAGATGCCGCACACGAGGCAAAACAAGAGTTGCCCCGTCCTCACATGGGAGCCTCAATGCTGGGACACCCGTGTGATCGTTGGTTGTGGTTGTCGTTTCGATGGGCTGTGATTGAGAAGTTCCCAGGTCGAATCCTGCGATTGTTCCGACGTGGACAGCTGGAAGAGCAGACCATTGTTGAGGATCTGCGATTGATCGGTATTGATGTTCATGCGCCCGATGAGCAGATTCGCGTGAACCTGGGCGGTCATTTGGGCGGATCTATAGATGCAATCCTTGATTCTGGCGTTCCTGAGGCTCCTCGGGCACGTCACATTGCTGAGTTCAAAACCCATAGCTTGAAGTCGTTTAACGAAATGGCCGCCAAGGGTGTTCAAGTGTCGAAGCCGATGCACTGGGCACAAATGCAGGTTTACATGCATGGCTCAGGCATCCACCGGGCACTGTATGTGGCGATCTGCAAGGACGATGATCGGATTTACACAGAGCGGGTTCACTACGACAACGTAGCGGCTGAGAGGCTTGTGAATCGTGGCCGGCGAATCTCCGAGGCCGATCGTATGCCGGAACCGTTGAGCACCGATCCAACTTGGTGGGAGTGCAAGTTTTGTCCGGCTCGAGAGTTTTGCCACAAAACCAAGATCACGAAGCAGGTGAATTGCCGAACATGCGCCCATTCGACGGCTGCTGCTAGCGGGGTCTGGCAATGCGCAAAGTGGGGCAACGACATTCCTTTGGACTTTCAGCGTTCTGGATGCTCGTCCCATGTTGTTCACCCGGATCTAGTTCCGTGGAAGCTGGACGGCAGCGATGGCAATGGCTGGAGAGCGGTCTATCTTGTGGACGGGCGCAAGGTTGTAAACGGTGAACCTGGGCTTGGGGTTGTGTCGAGTGCTGAACTGTTGGGGGTTAGTAATGAATCATAAATTGACGATTTGCCCACCTGGCCCGGAACCAACGCGATACACAGCGAGTTGTGCGGAAATGGGAAGGCTCCTTCAAAACGGAACCGAT